TAGCTAAAGCCTTGCTACGCCCTCAGAACGTATGACCATCTCAAATCATGTGGATGCAAGGCAGTGTTACAGTTGCTACGAAGATATAATGCACGGAGGTTTAGCTCCTCTCAAAATTTATTTGCAACTGTAACGGTGTATTTAAAAGATTAAGTAGGTTTAATAACCCTAATGGCAGTAATAATTGCTAACTTGCTACGTATGAATTAATGAGGAGGAATTTTCACATCCTTTCGATTTGATTTTTTTGTTTGGAGGTTGTAGCTCATCAGCAAAATTACCACCTATGGCTTAGCATCCTGCGACAGATACTAAGCCTGACTCGATTTTTAAAATCGTGGCAAATCAATCTAACTCGATTCTGCTTATATGTTTCATAACAATACTTAAAATCTTTCCGATTTCTCTAAAATCTTCAAATTTAATATAATCTTCATCTTCAATTTCCCAGTTATTTTCATAGTATCTTTCAATAGATATAGTTTGTTGTTTGTAGTAAATTCTCACTACATCTAAAATTGTTTCATCAAATAATTTATCGTCATCATAACGGTCTTTACGATCAATAGCATCAATTCTCAGATCTCGACCGTAAACATCTGGGTATTTTCTGTTTAATTCTGTATACATATTTATAAAGTTTTCATTCATCCCATATACCTCATTTCAAACCATTCTTACACTGCGAAACCTAATTACTCTCAATCAATTCAATTGCATCTTCAACACTTCTGCATACTCCATATAAAACAGGTTTATCTTCAATGAATTTCTGGAACTTAATCTGATCTTCTCTAAGCTTTCCAGTTTCATTTTTTACTTCAATTAAAATCATTTTGCCGTCACTGTGTCTAAATCCTGTGATATCTGGCCAGCCTTTTGGAGCTAATTTAATTACTGTCCCAAATTTTGTTTGTACAGTTCCAGCGTTGCTTCTAAACACTGTGCATCCATGTCTAGTTACTGCAACCATAATGTCGTTTTGAATTTTTTGTTCTAAAGTCAATCGTAAAATCCTTTCTCAAGGTTTACACTAAGTTTACACATAGGTTTACATTACAAACATTGATATATCAACATTTATAAGCAAGTTTACAGGTTTACACTAAATTTAAACTTTTTACAATTCCACCGTTATTTTTATCTCTGTCTCTTCTTTTATATAGAATATATATACTTTATATATAAATTAGTGTAGTAGTGTAAACTTATATACATAAAGCCCTATATATCAACGTTTTAAGGTTTACACTAAGTAGATTTTTAGTGTAAACCTAGTGACAACTAGTCTAAACCTTTTTGTATCCTCTCTTAGATATTCCATTTATCTTCTTGTGAGCCGGCTCCCATTCCTTATGATTATCCATAATGTATTTAATCTTTTTGGCCAACTTTCTATTTTTAATCAGATTCTCTTCTCCAAGTTCTTTAGCTATTTGAGATGAAGTTATAAAGGTTCCTGGCCAACCTGATAGTACTTCTTCTATTTGAGTTTCAGCTTCATCAATGTACATGAATGACTTTCTGTTTTCTTCAAGCAATTCATTTTCTTCGTCTGATAACATAAAGTTAAAGCCTTCCTTGTAGTAGTGAACACATTCACCCCAGAACTGTTTGATTATCTCTGGTGTTAAATCTGTAATAGGACTTTTAATCTGTCTGCGTTTGTTGGCCATATTTGGCATGAATCTACGCTCACCAGTTTTATCTTTTAAATATGTTGATTCGTTTGTTGTCCTAGCAATGACAAAATTTTTAGGTCTTCTAACTGCACTCCTGCCATAAGGTGGTCTGTATTCCAATTCCTCAGACGAAATGAACTTTTTTAAAGTTTCAAAATCTGAATTGTTAGTAGCTGTCATTTCATCATCATTGACAATCAAGGCTCTTTGCATGTTCATATAGCTGTCCTTGTCCTTAAAGTCTGTGAACTGGTCTGTATACCAACCATTTGAAATCTTCTTTAAAAAAGTGGTCTTACCTACACCTTGTCCACCAACTAGATCCAACACATAATCAAACTTAGAGTTAGGATTAAAAACTTTGGCCACAGCTCCAACGAAAAATATTTTAGTCTGCAGCGTTGTTACTTCACTGATTTCAACACCTAAAAATTCTGGTAGCAATAATGCTACACGTTGTTCTCCATCCCATTCTTTTTCAGCTTCTTCTAGGTATTTTTTGACAGGATTGTATGAATTACTTTGAGCGTCGTTACTAACTGCCATGTGTAGTAGCCTCTCCGTAAACAAAACTCCATACTTATCTTCAATATATCTAAGAATGCTCGAAATATAGTTATCCTCAACATACCCACATTTTATGTGTAACTGTGGAATACTTTTTACAACTTCATCAGCAAACGAAAATTCGTTATATGCAAACGTCCCTTTAAGGATCTCATCTTGTTCTAGAATCAAACCTATATTACGTAAAGAATTAGCTTTGATAGTACCACTTTGCGTCATTGTGAATGGAATTGGCATCTTTACAACGTTTGTTGATTCTTGGTTTTTTGCTTTTTTAATTGCATCATCAACACTCATTTTTATCCGCCTCCATTCTGCATTTCTCTATTTAGGATTGATTCAAACGTCCTATCTAGTTCCTTTTGTGGTAAAGGATCATTTGAATTTTCGTTTGCTATATTCACTAATTTATAAGCTAACCGTGGTTTAACTGATCTAAAAAATAATGCTCCACATAAAGCAGCCAAAGCTTTATTTCTTTGACCCTGATCACCTAGACCACTTGCTATTGTTTCTAATACATCTGTAGTTGAATTACGTTCTCTAGTTAAATTTAAATCTTCACTAACTCTATTAGGATGACCCTTAGTAGCCCTAGATTGATTAATAGTTCTAATCAAATTTAATGGAGCTTTGACAATTGGATTTTTATTTTCCCAAGAATATCCTTCACTAGGTGCAACTACTACATAATTATTAGGATGTGCTTTAATATCAATTCCAGGTTGCCAACCTATCATCTGATGTAGTGTCATCTCGTCTCTTTTAAGATAAAATAACTGCTTACCACCATGTTTAGTGTTTTGAGATAGTGTTTCTGGAAACCATTCTTTAGGCAGTTGGTCAAACGAATTAAAACCATCTGCTCCATTCTCGTGTCTATCAATATCTACTACAAAGAATTTATCAGTTTTTAAAGCTATGCTTGCAGTTGGATATTTTCTCCACAATTTCTTGATTTCATCTGCTGTTAAAGCTGGTCTATCAGCAAATTTAATCAATGGCTTTTTATTTAAAAGTGGTAGCACACTCATTCCTTTAGCTTGATATGCCAGTGCTACATTTACTAAATTCTTCATAGCAAATCCTTTCTAACGGGCATCTCACCCGTTCGGTAGTCTAGAGTTACTGCTCTAATTAGTCTTTAGAACGGAACGTCGTCATCATCAACAATAATTTCATCTGGCTCTTCTGCTTCATCAAAATCATAATTACGATATGGATATTGTGGGTTCTTCTTGTTTTCACTGACTGTTAAATGCATTAAAACAGTTCTACCTTCAGCTAAAGCCAATGCATTAGCTAAAGTTTCAATATCTTCCCAATCTTCATCTTGAAGTTCAATTCCTGAATTAGATGCTAATTTAGCAATCAACTTAATGTTTCTTCCAAGCATTGGATTAGGATTACCTTTAGCAGTAGTTTCGTCTAAACTCAAATTAACAAATTCTTTTTGGCCAGCATGTTCACCATCTAAAACTTGTACTCTGATTGATAATTGCTCAGAACCCCATGGAGTGTCTTGATTCTTAATGTTATCAATCATTACTACATAATCTCCTGAAGGTAGTCCTTCAAAACCATTTACATTACCTTTCTTTGTGTCAAATCCTTCTAAAGCCTTTGCTGCTGCGTCTCTTAATCCCATTATTCTTTACCTTCCTTTACTTCTTTTTCTGTTTCAATTTTGTCTACAATTTTCTTTTGTTCTTTAATTGGAGTCTTAACAGGTTTGTCAAATACTCCTACAACGTTATCCAGGATCCTTAAAATATCCTTGTCATCAATTTCTTCACGTACGTAATGTGTACGTCTATCAGTAACTCGTCTGATGTAGTTTTTTCCTCTGCGTTTAGTTTGGATAACTAAATCACAGTTACCATTAACAATGTTGTAGTACTTAGTTTTAAGACTAGGTACTTCAACATCACTGTCTCCTTCTTTGGCAACTCTTGAGATATAAACAACATTCATAGGTAGTGATTTAAGCTCAACTACAAAGCTTTGTAGTACACTGTTAAATGCTGAATAACCTTTTCCGTATGGAATATCAGCTAAACTTTGAACATCATTTTCATAACAAATTGCCTGTTCAATCATGACTGTTAAATCATCAATAACGTCGATTACGATTGTTTTGTAACCAGGATTCCTAGTTTTAAGCTCTAAAATAATCTCATCTAACTGATCAATTACTGAACGCTTGAGTTTTCCTTGAGCATCTCTAACGTTTGATAATTGAATGTCTTGAGCTGGAATCATTTCCGAATTACCATCAGTGTTTAAAAATAGTGGTGTCGGAAATCTCTCAGCTAGATAAGATTTACCTGACATGGTATCTCCAAAAATGAAGAAGTTTCTAGGAATTCTTCTAACCTTTTTCTGTCTATTAAGTGGTGGTAAAATTGACACTTTAATCATTCCTTTCATCTGATAAAGCCACGTTGTTTAGCATAAAAGTAAGCCCACCCTGGTTTATAGCCTTTCAAATCTGCGTAAGCTTTAACTTCAGCGTAATTCTTTAGTTCTGAAGGTGTTTTATCAGCTACGTTATTAGCGACTTTATCATTTATGATCTTTTTAAATATTTCTTTCCTACGTGCTACAACCTTTTTCAATTCTGCTTTATCAACTACTTCAATTTCTCTTTCTTCAACTAAGTCAGCCCCACAAAACGGACACGTATTACCGTTTCTGTAGAATGCTGCAAAACAACTAGGACACGTTGATACTGGTTGAATCTTAGGTCTATTATTTTCTTTTTGTTTCTTAGTTCCTTCCAAACTCCAGTATCTATCTTGAGTAGGTAAACCAAATCTTTGAACATTTCCAACTTGATCAATGATAATAGCTGTTTTACCTTCTCTAGGATTCATTGATCGCATTGCGAACTGCAGATACAAAGACAGTGATTTAGTCGGTCTCAGCATGATTACACAGTCAACGTTTGGTAAATCTAGTCCTTCAGTAAAGAGTTCAGCATTTGTAACTATCCTTACCTTTCCGGCTCGATAGTCTTTGATGATTTGGTCTCGTTCTACTTTAGGAGTAGTACCAGATACTGCTTTGGCCAAGATCCCTTTCTGACAGAATTGTTTAGCTAATCTCTCAGCCGACTCAACATTGTAAGTGTAGGCTATTGCCTGCTTACCATTGGCTAACTTAAGGTACTGATCAACTGTTCTACCGTAAATCTTAGGCTTAAAAGCGTCTTTTATAGATTGTTCATCATAATCACCAGTACGCTTAGTCTTTAATTTTGAAGTATCTAAAGCAACTGGTGCATAGTAATCAACTGGAGCTAGAAATTGATTATCAATCAACCATGAGATAGGTTTACCAATGATTAAGTCATCTGCTACATCTTCAAACCCTTCTCCATTTAGTCTTACTGGTGTAGCCGTGAATAATAATTTTAAAGCGTCTGGGAACGTTTCAAGTATTCTACGATAACTTCTAGCTAGAACGTGGTGAGCCTCGTCTACGAAAATGATAGTAGGCTCTGAGAGCTTATCTACACGTCTAGTAAATGTTTGAACCATACCTATTTGAGCTAAATTCATATCAACTTCATTAGCTTTGAAAGTTTTGATAACTTGGTCTACGATTTCCTTTCTGTGAACCACGAACATCACTCGATTACCTTTTTTAGTAGCACGTCTGGCAATCTCGGACATAATCACTGTCTTACCTGTTCTAGGTGGCGACTGAACGATTATGGAGTGATGTCCTTTTTTGACGGAATCATATATGTTGTTAATTGATTCCAATTGATAATCTCTCAATTTAAACATTACTTAATCACTGTTCCTCGATTAGGTTTAAGATGAACACCTGGCACTTCTTGACCATCCTTTAAAACCTTATATAGTTCTTTTTTGTCAGCAGTGACTTCTGTTTTAGTTTGTTTAAATTCTTCTGGTAAATTATCTAGACTATCTACAATCACTGATGCCTTATAATTTCTAGGTTTTAAAATGTGGTTTTCAGTTTGTAACTCTTTGATACCAGCATCATCTAATGCTCGTGTCATGTAGTCTTGCAAAGAACGATTTAAGTTGTTGAGTGATGTTTGCTTTGCTCTTAGATCTTTGAGTTTTTCAGATAACCAATCAAGTTGCATTTTGTTCTTCTCAATCCAGTAAGCAATGTTATCTAATTTAATTTCTCTAGCATCATTTATTGAATCTAAAGTGTCAGCTAACACTTCTGGATCTAAGTCTTCACGTTCTTCTAGGTCTCTGTACGTTTGGTTTAATTCAAATAAGTTCATTCCTTGGTTCCTCCTATTGGTTTTAATAGTTCTTCTAATGCTTCTCTATCATTAGATTCAAGGTCAAAATAATTAAGTTGATAGAAAGCTCTGATTACTAGAAATTTTTCAACATCACTATCTAGTGATTTCGTGAAATTGAATAATGTGTTAAGATTAATGTTGTTAATATTTTTGTTTTCAGTGGTTGCCGCCACTGAATTTTTTTGTTCTGCCACAATCTCACCTCCTTTAATCAAAAAACTCACCTTTTTTAATTTCTCTAACAATTCCGTGCAGTGCATATCCAGCAAGTACGGATAGCCCAATCAATGTAAAATAAGCAGCTGTCGTTAATTCAATCATCTTAATCATCCTTTCTTTTCCATAATCTGTATAAATCAACGCTCCCTGCGTACGCTATGCACACCAGAATCCCATAAATACACCACATATCTATTTCCTCCATGTAAAAATATCCTTTAACCAACTAACCAATATGAATACTGCTATATAAATTAGGCATCCCATTAATACTGCTAAAACTGGTTCCATTAAATTTCCTACTTTGCTATGATTTATTTAAACTTATCCCTGTTTAAAGGGACGAATATTTGCTAACATCTTCTTTTACTTATTTACTTTCTAAAAACTTGTCTAAATCTTCAGCTCTGAACTGAGCAACCCCACCAGCTGTTAGTTCAATATCCTGAAGATTTTTATTTCTTTTTCTCCACCTATAAAATGTTGTTGGAGATACACCACAGTGCTTAGCTGCTTCTGTTATGTTTAATAACTTATTCTTATTACTATCTTGATTTGTTCTTCTAACGACTCTTTCAGCAATCATCTCTAAATCTTCATCTGAAAGTTCGATATTATAAGTAGCTGTTACAATCATTTACACCACCTACCTTAATAAGCCTTCATCTTTTCTAACGTTGATTCACTTGGTTCCCAATTAACTAATGCTTCTGCAATAGCTGTAAAATGTTTCTGTTTGATCAATGT